CCAAAGATTCTACAATTACTGCTGATCCTAACGGTACTCCTCTATGTGCTGATGTTGCTAGCATGCTGGGCAACCTTGCAGCTATTGTCGAGACTGTTCTAACTGACGGCAATCTCTCTCAACTTCCTGCTGAAACTGTTACTGATCACGAAACTGCTGGTGAGCAGAAGTGTAAGCGTGACATCGGATTCATTGTTGATGGTGTACTTGCTGACATCAGAAATGGTGGTAACAGCAACATCATCTCTGTTGCAAAGACTTACTTTGATAGAGATGGAAATCCAATTGCTGATGGTATTGTAGGCGAAGAGGCAGAAAGCATCACCGCTTACAACAAAGCGCGTGACATGATGAAACTGGCAGTCACGAACTCCTTATATGATAAGGATCTGACTATCTCCCCTGGTCCTGCTATTGCAGGCGCTAACACCCCTGACATCGAGTATGACGAGTCTGGTAACCCTGGTGCATGTATTGACGTTCAGACGAGCATCCAGACCCTTGTAGCGATCCTGACGGACGTTATCAATGCTGGTAGTCTTTCTGTTCTTGCATCGGTTCAGGTTACTGGTGTTGTTCCTGTATTTGATTACAACAGAGCACTTCAGGAGTGGCAGGATGACAGCATCCTTGACCTAGGCAACCCCGACAACGTACTTTACAAGTTCAACTCTACCGAGGGCGGTTGTATCGTTCCCAGAGGTTGTTCTCTGATCGGTTATGACCTCCGTCGCACCATTGTCAGACCTCTGTATGTTCCCGATCCTGTAGATGGCGATCAAGAGAGAACTGGTATCTTCAAACTGACTGGTGGTTGTTACCTGTGGCAGTTCACTATCAAGGATGGTGACCTCTCCGAGAACTCCCCACTATATGATCAAGCAGACAAGGTAGGTAAGGTTTACTACAAGAAGAACTCTACGGATCTGAAGATTCCCGAGTATTCTCACCATAAGATCTGCATCATGACCTATGCAGGTAATGAAGAACTAGATCGTTTCTATGAGAAAGTTGGTAGAGCATTTGCACAGTTCCAACCTACCATTGATGATGGTGAACTAGAAGCACTGGTACAAGAGACCAGAATTGTTGGTCCTCTATCTGATACCAGAACGGTTGAAAGTATTGAAGTTGTTGACATTCCTGGCACTTCTACTGCTAGATTTACTGTCACTACCAAGATTGAACACGGTTACTTCAAAGGTCAGTACATCGCTGTTATCAACAGTGGACTATCTGATGAAGTCAACGGAACATTCAAGGTTGATACCATTGATGATAACAATCCAAAGGTATTCACCTACATCATTCCTATCACCGCTGCTGGTCTAGGACTGGTTTCTGGTATCACTTACACCACTGCTAATGGTCTTGGCACCAATGCAGTCATTCAGGCAGAGATTGACTCCGTTGAGTCTGCATCTCCTTATGTCTTTAACTGCTCCATTCGTTCCACCTGGGGTCAGTGTGGTATGTGGGCAGATGGATCCAAGGCAACTGGATTCAAATCGATGGTTGTTGCACAGTACACGGGTGTTTCGCTACAGAAAGACGACCGTGCATTCATCCGCTACGACAGATTTACTAACACTTGGAACCAAGCATCACTAACTGATGCATTTGCAACTGTTCCTTACCACGCCAAGGGTGATGCATATTGGAAGGATGAGTGGAGAAACTTCCACATTCGTGCTTCTGATGACTCCTTCATCCAGTGCGTCTCGGTCTTCGCTGTTGGTTTCCACGATCACTTCCTGATGGAAAGTGGTGGTGACATGTCTATCACCAACTCGAACTCTAACTTCGGTAACACCTCACTTCACTCTGTTGGATTCAAAGGATTTGCATTCAACCAGGACAAGGGTGGTTACATTGATGCTATCATTCCTCCCAAGGTTGTTAACACTGCTGCAGAAGGAACTTCTACTCTACAGTATTACACCCTTGATATTGAAGCATCTAATGATCAAGCAAACCACAACAAACTATATCTCGCAGGTGATACCAATCAAGATCCATCTTCTAGACCTGCTGCATCCATCGGTGGTTACAGACTAGGTGCCAAGCAAGATGACAGACTCTATGTTAAACTACCTGGCAGTGGCGCAGGTGGTAAGAACACTTATCATGCAACTCTAGAACCATCTGGTGTCAAGACTTATAAGTCATCGCTGTCTAGTCTTACACCTCCTAGTCTCAACATCAACTTTGACCTAGATGGTGATGGTAACGATGACTTTAACATGGCATATGATGCTGCTAATCTCATCGAGAAGAACAGATCATATCTAGCAGAAGAAACTTATGGATACATCACTACGCTGTATCCTGCTCTGCTGACCAATTCTTCCCTGACTATCACCAAGTGTGAAAGAGACATGGGATTCATTATTGATGCTGTTGTTAAAGACCTTCGTGTCGGCGGTAACATCAATACAATCTATGCTGCAGAATCTTACATCTCTGGCGGTAACGTATCGTATGTCGATGGAGAATTAACTGAAACACTACTGGCATATGATCACTTGAGAAGATTGTCGTTCGGTGCTATCCGTAACTTCAATCTACTGATCAAGAATTGTACCACTGTTAATGGATCTGCAACCGTAACTGTTGGTGATACTTCTGGTCTTGTACCTGGCATGAATGTCAGTCACTACAGTCAAACCGACTTTACCAATGGTAAGTTGGATGAGGGTTCCACTCGCCTTGGAACTCTACTAGATTCCAACTCTCCTGTAATTATTGATCAGATTGTTAATGCTACAACGATCACTATTAAGGACGTTAATACCGACCAACCATTTAATGCTGGTGGTGATAGCACTACTGCATGGTTCTACTTTGAAAACGTCAACCGTTATTCTTCATCGCAGCGTGTAGTTGATGAAGACATCACCCAGGATACAGATTATCCAGAGTGTAATAACATCACCACTGCTATTCAGAACCTGTATGATGTTGTCAATCTAATTCTCAATGGCAACGGAAATCAGGTAACTAGAGTTGAACCAATCATTGATTCTGCTCAACTTATTGGTAGAGCGACAGTATTCACTATTGATACTGGTAATGGTCAAACTGACCCTCATGGACTACAAACTGGCACTCCTGTCAGACTAGTCCCAAGAGCACTTAATGATCAGGTTGATAAGCGTCTTGTCAGACTACCAAGAGGATTTGAAACTAACAGAACATACTATGTGATCGCTCCTGGCAGATTGACAGCTCCTGGTGTATTCAATGGCACCAGTGAGTTTGACAACACTGCAGGCACTAAATTGATGCTGGCAGCAACCAAAGAGAATGCTTCGGCAGGTATTTACATCTATTCTTCTGAAACAGAAGCAGTAGATCCTCAAGTTGAGATTCTGGTTCAGCAGTATGTTCTCGATGATCAGTATGATCTACATCGTTATGTCTGTAATGTTTCTGGAATTTACATCGAAACTGATGTTCCTCACATCTTCGATGTACCCATTCCTAACGTTCCTGCACAACAGATTTTCTTCGCAACATCTGGTGACGCAAGTTCCCAGCTACCAACTATTGCTGGTGCATCGACAGTTCCAACGAACGTATACTACTACCCAAGATTTGAGACGCCTAATAAGTTCAGTGTTCACACTAGTCAGGCAGATGCTCAAGCAGGCACAAATGCAGTAATCTTTACTTCTGGTAGTGGTAGTGACTTTGTTGTCTACGGTAACAAGAAGACATCGCCATTGAGATATGATCCAGTTTCGTTCAACAGATGGTACATTAACGTTAAGGATGAGTCTTCAGGTGGTTTAGATCCTGATGCAATCCTTACCAGATTCCATGCTGCTGACTTCCTAGATGGCACTGGTAATCTCTTCACTCCCGATACATTCTTCGAGAGAATTGAGGATGAGCGTACACCTCTGGACAGAATCTATCGTCTACGTTATGTCATTCCCAAGTATCTATCGACAGTTCGCGAACCTCTCAATGGTTATGTCATTAAGACAAGAACTGATGACAGAAGAAGACTGAAACCCCAGAGATTCATTCTGGAACCATTCAGTAATGGCGCACCTACTATTGCACAGTTTGAGAACCCTGCAAGACCTGCCGAGAAACTAGGTCAATCTCTGGCGACTCTTAACGCTGCTGGTGTTGACATCAGTGGAAACTTCTACGATCCATACGAGAATCCTCTACAGATCGAGTTTGAATCCAAGATTGCAGTTACAATTCAGTCGGCAAGAGTTGGATCTAATTTCGCTGATGAAGACAGACTAGAACTGACTGTTTTCGATCATACGATCATCAACCAGCAACTGAAGAATGAGATCTTCACTATTGTTGAGATTGGATCTCCACAGGGTGCAGGTATTCAAACCAGCATCTACAATAGCGATGACGCCAACTACGTTAGTTGGACTGGTAATTGCTCTGGATCTGGATTTGTTCATGGATACTATCAAGCAGACTTGACTGCATTTATTATCCTGAAGAACATCACTGGTAAGTTAGATTTCGACGCTAGCAATCCTACCACCTTTGTACAAAACAATGGCACGTTCTTTGATCTCAACGGTCAGAAAGATGCGTGGCCAACACAAATCAGTCGCTCCGAGAGAAAGAACTATCTCTACAGAATTGAAGGTGCTAATGTCTACACTGTAGTACCTGGTGATAAAGTTACCACTCCTGGTGGTGATACCTACACAATTTCTGCGGTCGAGGATGTACCTGATATTGATGATACCTTCTACATCTTTGATGTGGAGACTATTCAAGAGCAGATTCCTCTCCAGCAGGAAGGTGTTTACTACTTGACAGCAGTTCGTGGTAACATCTCTCCATATCCTCTGGGTGCTGGTGTTGGAACTAACTTCCATTACTACAAGTTCTCTCAACCTATCTCTAATCTGTATCCTCTGGATTACAAGAACGACCCACTGTGGTTCCAGATCGATGATAGTGGAAACAGAGATCTTACGAAACTTGATCCTCCAGCATCTGTTGCTGCTGCTGACAACTATGTCCACGGTCTTGTTACTCTTAACGATTACAAGTACAGTGAGACGAAGGAAGCAGTTACAGACATGCTTGCAACCAGACCATTTGCAAACTTCCAGTTTACAAATTCAACTGCTGATGTCAATGCTAAAGTAATTGATAACAGAATTCGAGCACAAGAAGGTAACGCATCTGTAGGTTCCGAGAACAGACAGATTCCTATCTCTGGTGACTCTGTATATCCTCTACAGAGTAGATACTATACAGAACTGCGTCGTCCTTCGATTGCAAGATCTGGTAACCACACGTTTGAGTACCTTGGTTTCGGTCCTGGTAACTACTCAACTGGTTTCCCACTCCGTCAGGAAGTCGTTCTATCTGATAAGCAAGACTTCTATGCACAAGCGAAGCGTGAAGACGGCGGTATCGTCTTCTACACGGGTCTAAACTCCAACGGTGACCTCTATATCGGTAACCGTAAGATCAACGCTATTACAGGCGAAGAGACGTTCCTTGAGCAGGCAGCACTAGAAGACAGTGGAGACGATAGCGATAGCATCGGAGCACTGGTTACTACCTTCGATAACGCAGTTACCTTCAATGATAAGGTAACGATTGAAGGTGAGACCTTCCTGAACAATCCCGTTCAGATCAACGTTGACCCTCTGGATGGTGATTCACTTCGTATCCTGTCTCTAACGCAGTCTGGAGACGATCCTACGCAGGATAGAACAGCTTTCAGAAACAGATTGGATGGTGACATTGTTCTCACCAAGAACAGCATCAACGCTGCGGTCTACAGATTTAACCCACGCGGTACTGTAGAGACTCCTGGTCAATCTTATACTTGGAGAACTCATGTTGCAGGTGGATTCCCCTCCAACATCACTCCAAATAACACAGGATTACTTGCTGCTGGTGGCACTGCATGGTACACAGCACAGAATGTTACCTATGGTTCTTCTATCACACCTACTGCTGGTGATATCCTGTACAAGGGTCTGGAAGTAAACAGAAGTGGTTCTCTGGGTTGGATTTACACCAACTTCTTCACCGAGATTCCTGATGCTTCTATCTTCTCGCTAACTTCTGACAACACAACAACCATTGAAATTCAGTGGGGTGCGGGTGTTAGCAACCAGCAGTTGAATGTCAAAGTAGGAGAAACCCTACGCATCTCTAACTTCTCTAACACATTCTTCAATGGATCTTGGAAGGTTCTAGCTTCTGCATTCGATCCACTTGCATCCACTTGTAAGATTCAACTGTTCAACCAGATTGCACAGAACGTCTACGATTGGTCGGCAGAAGGTCCTGGTGCGAAGATCGAGATCTCTCTATCCAGATGGAAGGAACTTGGTGTAATCGGTGCTGAAGCATTGAGAACTGACACTGATACATTCGGTGACTTCAGACTTGGCATCAACACGATTGGACGTTCTGCTAAAGAAGCAACCAATGTTGCTAATGTCAGTGTAGACACCGATCCTCGTGCTAACCTAGACGTTGTTGGTACTGCATTCATCAGTGGTAAGACTCTGGTCACATATGACAATACTGGTCTGGTAGATGTAAACAACTACTTTGCTGAAGCATCTAATGCAAAGACCTACTTTACAGTAGACAATGCATTCTTGGTTGGTGGTGAAAGCGACGATCCTGATGCTATTGCAACTGTTCGTATTTCGACTTCTGATCCTGCTTCTGTCACTTCTACTTATCAGACTGGTGGTAGATTTGGTATTAACACTTCCATCGGTGGTCTTGCCGAGAGAGAACTTGATAGAAACTTCGTAGTCTATGGTGATGCTAGAATCACTGGCAATACTCTAATCGAAGATGACTTGAGCATCGACGGTGGAGATCTGAACTCTACTGCAGAAACATTCCAGTTCCTCAATACTAATGTTGACTTCTTCATTGGTCTAGGTGCTGCTGAATCTCTGTCGCTCGGTAACACCACTCAATCTGATCAGTCGATCAGTGTTGGTATGAACGTAGCAGACACTGCTTCTCATACATTGAGAATTGGTGGTAACGCTGGATCTACTACACTAGAGATTCACAAGCGTTCCAAGAGTGCTTTTGTTGACATTGCATCTGTCGAAGACGCAATTACATCTAACTGTTCTATCAACATTGGTGGTGGTGCTCCTAACCTGGCAACATCTACTTACATTGGTACATATCAAACCAAGGTTGCTGGAACACTAGAAATCGCTGCTTTCGCTGGTTCATCTACTGCTCGTATCTTCACTCTAGCAGCAGAAGCTAACCTCTTTGATGGCGCAGCAACAACTTCTGTTAACATTGGTGCTAACGCAGCATCAGTTGATATCGCTGGTCTGGGTGGTTTCACTACTGTTAGAAACTCCCTGAAGGTACAAGGTAGCACCACTTCTGATGGTACTATCACACTTTCTGGTGGTTTGAATGCAGGTATTATTAAGATCAACAGAGCAAGATTCTCTACCTCTACTGGAGATCATCAGGTTGGATCTCTGGAAGATCCTAACATCACCTTCCTCAAGTATTATGAGACTGGTAAGAAGATCGATACTGGTGGTGTTGCACCATGGGGTAGCGATACATTCCTACTAGCAGGTGGTCAGATTGCTGCTGTTGATAGCATCAGTCCAACAAACAGCTCTGACTGGGTTGCAAACGTACTGTATGATAACCTCCAAGCAACCACTACTGGCAACGGTACTGGAGCACTGTTTAACGTTGAGATCGATGGTTCTGGTGATGTAACTATCAGTCTAGTCGCTCCTGGTTCTGGATATTCTGATAACGATCCTCTAACTATCACCTCCGATCAACTTGGTGGTGCTGCTGGTGGTCAGGATCTAACCTTCAGAGTTAACCAAGTCAATGCTTCTGGTGAACTCTACTACTTACCAATCACAGCACCTGCACCTGATGACTTTAAGATCGGTGATCTTCTTCTCATCGATAGAGGACATCCACAAGCAGTTGATTCTGTTGATTCAAATGGTGCTACTGTTGCAGCAGATCAGCAATACTCGGAGATTGTCCAAGTTACTGCTCTGATCAACGTCACCGACCCAACTGATACTCTTGGTTATAGACTAGGTGTTAAGAGAGGTGTTGATGGTACTGCTACTAGAGCAGATCACCCCGATGAGAGCATCATCGCTAAACTTGATAAGTCTGCTAACGCATCTTACATCACTGGATTTGATCTAGACAACAATGGTGAACTAGACACAGGTAACACGAGTGCTGGTGTTTCTACTGCTGACATCAGAATTGGTGTTGCAGAATTCGGTGGAACTCTAACCACCAACGATTATCTGATTCTAGATAACATTGAAATCGTTAAAGTCGCTGAACTTATCTCCACAGATATTCAGTCACTGCGTGTTACTGATGGTGGCACTCCTGCAACCGAGGTATTCAGAGTAGATTCTACTACAGGTAATACCAAACTCAATGGAAGATTGAGTGTCGGACAGGGATTTGATAAGTTTGTTGTTGAGGGTACAAATGGTAATACAACTATTGCTGGCACTCTTACTGTTAACAATACTCTGAAGGTCAGAGGTGCTACTGTCGAGGGCGTTGAGTTCTTCAGACTAACCAACGGCGGTTCTACCAGTATCACAGAAAGAACTACTCTGGAAGTTGATACTGCAACTGGTGATCTAACAATCAACGGTGGTGACATTAAGGTCTTCGGTGAAGATGGAACTACCGAGAAACTGACGTTTGAAAATTCTACTGGTGACCTCACAGTTACTGGTACATTATCTGCAGTTGGCGATGGAACCGCAACATTCGGCGGCGACATTACTGTTACGGGAGACATTACCATCAATGGTGGTGATCTAACGGTCAACTCTAGTGGTGATGAGATCTTCGCAGTTGATGAACGAGGCGGCATGACAATCGCTAGTATTGAGAACTACATCACCAGAACTGGTGGTCGTAAGTGGGAGTATACTGCAGAACAAACTGTTCAAACAGAACCAAATGTTAACTATTTTGTCAACGCAAGTCAAAATACTGTTGTCAAACTACCACCACTAGGTGATTGTCTAATTGGCGATATGATTCGCATTATAGATATAGGTGGACTCCTTACATATAACATGAGTATGATCGTTAGAGCACCTTCTGACGTTAATGTTCAGGGTGGTACTGACAATACTGGAACTGCGCTAATGAGTGGTGTTTCTAATTCTGGAAATTTGGTTGGTGATGGATATGATGGTGGTGAACTGATTGTTCAGACTCCATATGCAGCATTTACGCTGATCTTTGCTGGATCTTCTACACCAACTGGTCAAACAGCAGTTCCTGGTGGTAAGGTCGGTTGGTATATCGCAGAGGTTTGATACATGTTTTATCAGGAAAGACATGAAGCAAAAGGTGCCGTTATCGGCACCATTATGGCGTGGACAGGGGGATTAAGTTCTATCCCCCATGGTTGGGTCATTTGTGATGGGGGAACATTACCTGCGGATGATTTCCCTCTGTTGGCTGCTACTATTGGTGACTCATATAACATGGGAACTAGTAGTAATTTCAACGGAACATTCCCATCATATACTGGACTGATTACTCTACCAGATCTAAATGGTAGAATGCTGATGGATATTGAGAATGACTATTTTCCTCTTACTGGAAGAGCGGCGGATAGTGATACTGACGCTAGATCTATTATGAGCTCTATCGTTGGTAGTAAGAAACAGAATACTCAAGGAATGGCACTTACTGGTAGTTATACTGACATCACGACAGACATTATTTTCCAAATTAGTCCAAGCGACAGAACTGGTTATCAAGGAAAAATTACTGGTAATACTATTCTTGCTGGTGAAGGAACAAAGACAGTATATGTTGCTCCTAGAAAACTAGGTAGAAAGCATATTACTAGACATAATCATCCTGGAAACGTCTCGACTATTAGGAATGACGACCCGAGATATCCTGGTGATGGTGTTGTTCCTTACTTTCCAATATCATATACATTATATGTGTCAGCGGTTGACATCGACAGTGGTGGTGATGTTGGTGATGTTGGTGATGGTGACCTTATATTCTTTGGTTGGACTGATAATAATATCCAAGGCAGACATACTGGTGATCCTACAGAAAGAAGTGAAGTTGGAACTCCTGTAAACATTCGACCAGGTATCATTGGTGGTTTGTTTGGAAATTTCCAATCTGTAAACGATGCACCAAATTATCCTGCACTACTTTCTTACAGATGGCCAGAGCAGGGAAATAATGGTGAGGAGAGTCCTGATGGAAGAAATGATGGTGTTCCTAATAAAGTTTTTGGTTTATCGTATTCAGAATCTCCTCCAATTAACCTTAAACCAAGAGAGTTGAGATATACGCCATTGACGCCAGCTTTCCTTGATACAGATAAACACGAGGATGCATACTTTATTGGCGGACCAAATGAACAAAGTATTCCATATGGTGCTGGTGGAAATGAAGTTAATGTTCCAGTGGGAATCAGGAATTACTTTAATGATACTCAACCAGAAAATGACGTTAGCGGCAGAACTTTGTTGAGTCACCCAGCATATGACTTTCTAGCAGATGCACCTGGTACGGATAAAATTTATCCTCATGATCATGGCACATTTGATATTGATTTTGATTCGACCAGATTAAAACCCCAGTCGAGTATTCTTGCTAATGTTAATTTGCCCCCTAGCACAAATCCAGACAATACGCAGAATGAAGGAGCATTATCAATTGAATTCACTACTGCACAACCCAAACTCACCTGTATATACATCATCAGAGCATACTAATGGTAAGGTCTAAATCTACTAACTATACAAGAAATAAGTCTTTGTTTGGTGGTGTTCCTGGCACTATCCAAATTCATACGACCCCTGGTATCGGTATCAACAATGATCCTAATACGGCAAAATTCAAGGATGATTTGCCTGGTGGATTCTTAAAGTGTGATGGGTCAGTACATAATGCAAAAGATTATTATTTGTTAGCACAGATTCTCGGTGTTGGTGAAGAGTGTAGATTCAAGAAAGAGAAAACTACTTTAAGAGACCCAAATCCAGAGATAGATGATCTTGGTAGTTTTCAGTTGCCCGATCTAGGATCTAAAGTTATTATTCCTAGTGGTGGTAGTGGAGATTATACTAATGTCTTCATGGAAAATAAACCCAGCACAACAAAGGTTGGTGTAGAGTGTCAGGCAGTCCTTGAAGGTCAGGAGAATAGAATCTTTGTCAATTATACTTCTGGTTCTTCTACCAACAATGGTATCGTTAGTTGGAGTGGATACAATGGATCTGTAGGTGGTGGTGGTGCTATTACAGGATTCTTAATGCGTCAAGTAACACAGGTGGATGGTTCTGGATTAACTGTAAATACATGGGCAGGTTCTGAATTTGGTGATTATGGTTATAGAAATGCTCCTGGGAACAATCCCAACTGGTGGAATAATCCCAATGAAAATATCACAGGAGACTTCAGAATCAGGAGAAACAACAGCGGTAATACAGATCGATTAACCGATGGTGTTGGTTGTGTCATGAATGTCACCATCGAACCAAACCAAAAACCAAATGGTGAATTCAATAGGTCGAAAGTTAGACTTAATGCATATGTCAATGGTCAGAGAGGATCTGGATATAAAGTAGATGACGAGTGTTCAGTTGTCGAGTGGGATGAACTGGCAGGAACAGGTAATAGAATTTTTAAAGTTACATCAGTTTCTGCACCTCTTGGAGCTGAAGGATTTCAAACAGGAACTACTGATCAGTGGTTCTATAATAATGCTGGTTCTGACTTTTGGGACGATACTGGAAGTCGGTATGATTATTGGGAAGATGATAATGATTATGTAGAAGAAAATTTCCAGATGCAAGGTGGGTCTGGCGCTGGTGCAGTATTCAAGATTCGTATGCAAGGCGATGACGGTGGTAGAACAAAGTGGAAGATTCTTGCCATCATCAACCCTGGTGAAGGATATGTTACTGGTGATAAACTATCCTGGAACTTCAATACACCATGGCGCATTGAAAATGGACACAATGGAAATATCTCACTCGAAGATGATAATGGTGATGGCGTAGTCAGAGTAGATGGCACTAGTGCCGTTTCATTGCAAGCTGGTATGGAAGTGGAAGGATCATCTTCAGACATTAGCTTCAATGGAAACTTGAGATATAACATGATCAGAGAGACTGAAGGTTACATCTTGACCATTGATGAGTTTCAGGCACACTCTCACCGTGCTGATGTCAGTGTATTGAATTATACTGGAAACTATGACACTGATGGTCAGGGTATGACAGGAAGTCAGCAGAATTCTTTTTCTGCCAACTCTGATGGATTTAATGGCATGGATGAAACAACCCTCAATATTCCTAATGGAGAACCAAACCACTTACATAGACTTCAGAGACCAACGGCGTACAACCAAAACTTTGTTTATAACTATTCCCCATTTAATATTCCTACTGACAACATGCAATCATACATTGACGTTGATATTGAAAGAGTTGATGTATTGAACCAGGTTGTTACTCCATTCATTATGGTTCATTACATCATCAAGTTCTAATCGGGAAGTAGAAAATGGGATGGACGTGCCGACTTTACACATCATCTACCAATCATTATGTCAGCAGTGATGTAAAATATATCTGCTACATGGCAGTTGGTGGGGGCGGTGGTGGCGCTCGCCCTAGTGCAGGTTACGGTAGACCAGCACAAGGTGGTGGATATAGTTGTGCTCCTGGCACGATAGGATATGGTGGAAACCCAGGAAATCTAAATTCTGGTGGATCTGGTGGTTATGGAAATTATTCTTATGGTCAGACTGGTTACGTCAACTATTCTAATGGTGAATATGCTCGTGCTAACTCTGGATATGGACCATATGGATATGGTGGTGCTGGTCAGTGGAGATCACCTAGCTTCACTGGTGGTGGTGGCGGAGGCGGCGCTAGTCGCTGTTGTCGTCCGCGTGGCAACAGTGGCGCTGTACCTGGTAACTCATACTATGTACGTGTTGGCAACGGTGGTCAACAGGGTGGTAATGGTTACAGAAGATTTGGTAGACATGGTGCTGTATATGTTTGGCAGCAGAATTATGAACAACCTTCATTAAGTATATCACTCTCTCCTACTGCTATCATTGAAGGACAAACTGCAACTGTTTCGTGGTCTGCTGGTGGAGATGTAGAAGGGGTTCGTAGTGCTGCACTGGGACAAAACCTTGCCACATCAGGATCTTCAGTGGTGGGTCCTAGCAGTAACACTAGGTACACAATTACTGCATATAATGCTGTGTATACAAGAGAACGTTTTATTGATCTTACTGTATATCGAATACCAACTGCTACATTAACAGCGACACCTTCGACCATTGTTGTGGGTCAATCTGCATCTCTAGATTGGACTTCTTCAGATGCTAGTAATGCTGCTATTAACCAGGGTATTGGTGCTGTAAATTTAACTGGATCAAGAACTGTCTCTCCTACTACAGATATAACATATACAATTTCAGTTACTGGTGCTGGTGGTAGTGGTAGTGACACCGCTACTATCACTGTGTTGACAATACCTACGTTAAACATAGTAGTTCCATCCAGTGTAAATTATGGGGATGATATAACAATCGAGGTTAGTGGTACAAACACAGATCCTTCTGGAACTGGTGTTACTCTCGTGACAGTACAGACTGATGAATATGAGGGACCTGGTTCTACAATGTCTCCCATTGCTATACCAAACACTACAGGAAATTCTTATAGTGCCATGTATACTATTCCTGGAACTAGTCTTCCTTATGATACCGTAGGACCAACAGCGTTGGAACTACAATTTACTGCTGATGGGTATGGATCTCTAATTGTGCAGGAAACCAAGAATGTCGATATTGTTATTGATATGACTCCTGATGCTATTGACATTCCATCATCAGAGGATAAGTTCCTTGGTGAAGAACCTGTTATTACTCCTGATGTACAGGTCACATCTGAAAATATTGTAATCAATGATATAGATATACCAGTGGAAATTAAATCAAACGAACCTATTCAGGTCGAAATTGATAATAGTGATAACTGGATGAACGTAAGACAGATAACGTAATGCCAACATTCTCTAATAATTCCTGGGGTACGTTTAGTTACACAGTCCCTGCAGGAGCAACAAATGTCAATTTTAGTTTCGCAGGCGCAGGTGGTGGCGGATCTAAACCTGTTGGTGGTGAGTGGTACATTGAAAATGGTGCTTCAGGTAGAGCAGGTAACTTTACTATCAACTCAAGATCTTATGCATACACTCTAACTTTTTATCTTGGAAGAAGAGGATTTGACGGATTCAATAACCGAGGTTCTGGATATGGATCAGGTGGTACTGGTGGTACTTCTCCTATAGCACCAGGTGGTGACGGTCACCGTTCTGGTGGAGGTGGTGGCGGTGCCAGTGCTGTTTATGATAGTGGTGTTAATAGATATGTTGCATGGTGTGCTGGCGGTGGTGGTGCTGGTAGATTTCACCCCGATACTGGTTATTCTAGTCAAGGACTTTATTCTGGCGGTGCTGGTATTGGCGGTGGTGCAACTAGTAATCAAGGTGGAGGACCATCCTGGAGAACAGGCGGCAACGCACCGTTTGGTCACCGTGGAGGTGGCGGCGGTGGATCAACACTTGGTGTATTTGGTGGATCTGCTGGTTCTGCTACTTACAGTGGATTTAGTGGTATTGGTGGCAACTCTGGTTGGTGGGATCAGGGAGACATTGGATGGATTGTTAACAGTGGATATGCAAACATAGGTAATGGATGGATGGTATTGTCATATACTCTCCCCCCACCACAAATCACATACTTCCACTTCAAACAAAATGGAGCAAACTCAACTACTGTTAATTTAATTGAGGGTGAGAATGTTGACATCGAGTGGGCAGTCGATGGCAGTAGAAACATGAGTGGTATCACTCTTACTGATTTTGGTTATATTGCTCCGTCTACAACATCTAATTCGTTTACAGTAACTCCTCAATCTGACCAGCAGGGTGGCAACATAGGAACGAAAACATACACTTTAGAAGTTACTGGTAGTGGTGGAGTTGTATCTTCGTCTATTACTGCAACGATATACGAAATACCAAGTGTAAATTTTACTAGTAATGCACCAGCAAATACTATTACTAGAGGTCAGTCTGTACAATTAAGTTGGACAACAGATGGATATGCATCAACAGCACAGTTATCTCCTAACCTTGGAGCACAGAATTTAAGTGGAAATATAACTCTAGTACCTACAGAAACAACATTATATACTTTTTCTGTTGGTGGTCTTGCTGGAACTGCTTCAGCTGAACTACTTATCACTGTTAATCAACCACCCACTGTAGATTTGATTGGACCATTTACTACAGACTATGGTAATGACATTGTTCTGCAGTATGATTACTCGAATGCTGTTAACACATCAACAGAGACAACTAATGTTGATAATTCTGGTCCAAATATAACTACAACACCTTTGAGTAATGTATCTGTCTCTATTACGAGGTACATTCAACCTGGTTTGAGTGGCACGGAGGGTCATCCTCTTGAATCTTTGAAATATATTGTTGACATTAGTGGTGGTAGCAACCCAACTATGACTGTGGGTATTTCAGACACCCAGATGAGAGCAAGTGGACTCATAGATCCTAATGGATCAATTGCATTGACTTCTGGTTATCCGAAGTTAGTATCAGCAAATCAATATGAAGTTGCTTTTGACATGATTAGTAGTGTAAATTCTTCTCAAAGACAAGCGACATTCGTTAGAAGTTTCTTCTTGACTATCACTGCTGACGGCGGATCTCCTGATGGTGGTGCTTTAGAGATGCAGAAGGATGGTAATGGATATGTTCAAATTGCTACGCTTGGTGGGGGAAACGTTGGTGGCACATACACTGTAACTGCTGATCAATTGTATGATGATTTTGGGGCACGTCAGGTAGATTTTAGATTGACTGTTTATGGTATGGGTTCACTACAGGGAACTGACAGTGCTACAACAACAATTAATATCGATGAATTGCCAGATCAATTGTCTATCCCATCATCTGAAGATAAATTCCTTGATGAAGAACCTGTTATTACACCTGATGTAACACTTACTAGTGAACAACTGTACATTGATGACATAGATATACCAGTAGAAATCAAATCTGATACACCCATTCAGGTTGAGATCGATGATGATGGAACATGGAGAAATATTAGGAGTATCTAATGCCAAGCATCAACATTTCCTGGCAAAGAAGTGCTGGAGATTCAAACTATATTTACGGCATGCCAGGGGGAACTATTGGACCCAATAGTGGTAGTAGATCTGTTAATGTTGGGTTCGGTCAGACATATAACTTAAGTAGCAGCGGTAGTGGTCCTGGAAATACAGCCTTGAGAAGATTGAATAGTCAAACTTTGGGTTTAGATGATAGACAAGGTGCTGGTGCTGACAATGACTACAATGACATGATTGTATATGTCAGTGGTGGTGGTACTTTCACTGGCAACAGTACATTTTCTGGACCACCTGCAACTTATGGTTGTATGGATTCCAATGCTGTGAATTATAACAGCAGTGCTAATGTAAACTCTGGGTGCATATATGCTAATCCAAACCCACAGTTAACTGTTAATGGTTCAACTGCTACTCAAACTATTGTTGAAGGTGATGCTATAACTGTTAGTTGGTCTGCTAATGATTCACAGTACATGTATACTGGATCTATTTCTGGTCAAGGCGCACCAGGATCATTATCATCTTCTCAATATGGAGGTGGTTCTTTCGTTGCTAACCCTACATCAAACACAACATATACTTACAGTGTAAGTTATGCACCACCAACAAGAAATGATTCGTTTAGTATACCTGTTAATGTAAAAGAGATACCAGAGATTATCGCATCATTCCCTAATGGTAGTACAATTTTGCGTGGCAATAGTACAAATCTTGTGTGGTCTACTTCTGGTGATGCTACAACCATGTCTATTTCACCAGGTCTTGGATTGCAGAATTTGAGTGGGACACTTTCACTATCACCCACAGAAACAACAACATATACTCTATATGCATCATCACCAGGATATGGTGGTAGATTACAAGATTCTGTGTCACTACTTCTTACTGTTATTCAACCACCATCAGCATCTCTTACTATCCCATCTACGATTGATTGGGGTGACTCTAGTTTTCAAGCAATACTTGAATTTGATGAGGTCACCTCATATGATTTGACAGTTGAATATACAGACCTAGATGGTGTCATGATCACTCATCCTGCATTTACTGGTGCAGATCCATCACAAACTACAGTTAATTTATTGATTGGTGATGAAACATCTGGTACAATACCTAGATGGAACAACAGGGGATATAGTCAGGGTAAGGTAAAAATGAAAGCATATGGTCTTGGTGGTCAATTTGTGGAGAAAGAATCGATATTTAATATCAACATTGACCAAATGCCAGATGCTATTGACATTCCATCATCAGAGGATAAGTTCCTTGGTGAAGAACCTGTTATCACACCTGACGTGACAGTTACTAGTGAACAAATAGTTATTGATGATGTTGATATTCCAGTAGAAGTTAAAGCTTCTTCACCTATTCAGGTTGAGATTGACGACGGTGGTGTATGGTACAACGTTCGACAAACTTGATAAATACTACAGAAATAGTGACGGTCGTAGGCACTAAATGAGCTTTTCATTCGGATCAAACCCAGTATATGTAGATGAAGGACAAACGATCCGATTAAGGTTCAAAGCTCCTTCAGCATGGAATACAACGCAGACGGTTACGGTTCAGATCGGTGATCAAACCACACTCTGGTATATTGTCACGATACCAGAAGATTTTGCGCCAGATCCATTTGCATTTAGTGACCTTGAAGAGGTAGATAAGAATACTTTATTCACCTGGGCAGATGGTACTAGAGCAGGTGAAGCATCGATTGTCATCACTGGTCTAACCACAAATACAGAAGCTTCTGTTAATATCTACTCCAGTTTTTACAGTTCTAGTGTTGATGATTTTGCAGTAAGAGTCCAGCGAGTAAGTCAGGGCGAGACTGTTTATGGTGCTTGGACTATCCCTACACTATCAAATGCGATAGTTGTAAGTAATACTGACAAACTACAAGTTAGATTAAGATCTAGTCAGTCAGAAGGATCGCAAACATATCTGTCTCTTGCTGTTGGTGCGAGAACAGAAAGATGGAATATCACTACGTTTGTTAGACCACCTAACGTACCAGAACCATTCCCTAATTTCACTGATATTATTAATCAACCATTTGATACTAGGGTATACAGTGAGATCTTGAGGGTAACTGGACTGAATGCTCCTGCTCTTGTGGTCACTAGTGGTAATGCTTTAGCTGGTGTTTCTGATAACAATGATTTTATTACGGATGATAATAATTTTGATGTCCTGGCAGAAAATGGATCAGCAGTTACATTCAACAATGCGACTACGACAACTGTAACCATTACTAATGGACAGTATCTACAACTAGCATATAATACTGGTACAAATGCTAACGTCAGTGTTGAAAATCTTCTCTCAATTGGTGAGGGTATTAATCTATCCAGTTGGAATGTCACCACTGGTAACTTCCCATCAACAACACCAGGAGCGTTTAGTTTCCCTGATGTAGCTAATCAACCAGTTGATACACAAATTGAATCTGCGATTGCACCTGTTAATGGTATTACTGGTCTTGGTGCTGGTACAACAGTACAAGCAACACTTGTTTCTACTAATCCTGGTAGCAACTATTTGACATCTCGTGTTAGAGTACATAGAGCAGATGGTAGTGTTACTTCAAAGGCTACCTTCCCTGTTGATGTACAGAATGGTGACAAATTACAGATTTATACCCAATCATCCCCAAATAATAATGCTACTACAGGCATGATTATTAAGGTGGGAACTAGAACTATTTCTAGTTGGGATATCACTACAGAACTGGGTGCAGATACAGATGCAAACTATACAACACCATCGAATCTGACTGGTCAACCTACAGGTAAGTCTGTTGCTAGTGCTACTGTTATTGTCACTGGCATCAACAGACCTATTCAGATTGATGCTTCTGGTTATGGTAAGATCTCTATTGACTTCGCTGCACCAGTCGAGGGACCAGTGACATTTGATCCAGATGTAAATACAGGATTCAGAGTATTTTTAGTCACTGGAACAACTCTCAACAATGTAATAACTACTAATGTTACTGTTGGTACTGGTAGCGGTAACACATTTGCGTGGTCTGCAACCACCTGGGCATCAGAACCAGCAGCACCAGAATTGAGAGGCACCTGGTATGCCAAGAAAAACGCAAAAGTTTATTACGATGCTTCCAATTCTGCCAATGTTGTGGTAGAATCAAAGGACGATGGAATGGCAATCGGAACAGTTCTTACTATTCTGAAACAATCCCTCGGTCCTGGTAGAAATACCTCTCCTGCAGCATGGGTAAGTGATACATATGGTGATCTTTCGGGTGGTCGTGACTCTCGTTATCCTGGGTATTTGGCTTGCGATGGTGAATCATATAACGTCGCAGACTATCTCGATCTCTTTCTCGTAATTGGTAATCAATATGGGGGTACTGGTAATTGGGATGAAACCACAAATACAGCGACTGGTAACTTCAAAGTTCCTGATTATAGGAACAGAAAACTAGCAGGAACTGGTAGAGTTGATGGTAACGCAGGTTCATCTGCGTTCTTGCCATCACCTAGTACATTTGAACCAGGAAATATTGGTGGATGGTGGTACATTGACAATGTTGATGTTACTACTGGAGACCCAACTGGTACTGGTCAACAAAGCACACCATTCCAGCAATGGATTGGTAGTGGTGATACATCTGATGAAAGTATATTCTTTGATATTGGCACTGTTAAAACTGTCTTCAATGAACCAATTCAAGAAGACGTTGACTTCACTGTAACTGGTAACGTTAATGCTATCATTGGTCCTCTATTGGATGCTAGAGTAAATACGCCTGCACACTCACACTTTGTTGTTTCTGCACAAACAGGTCCTTCTCAAGATCCATTAATTCCTTGGAACGCTCGTATCTTGGGATGGCAAATTCGCATCGATGATGATGAGATGTTAGGTCTGGGACAAGGTGCTTGGATTGATGCTGATTTAGGTGACGAATACTGGCAAGATAGAGGTGATCCAGCGGACTTTGCTCAAAGGTGGAAAGGGAAGATTGACGATTATGCTGGTGGTGAATTCTCGGCAACAATGTCAAGATTCTTCCGAGGCAATACTGGGGAAACATTTGAAGAATTCCTAGAAAGAATTGCACCTAGTCTCCCTGATGCTGCCAACAACACTTTTAGTGGATCCGCTGCATGGGCAAAAGACTGGAGTATGTCTGTATGGTGGCCTCACCATGTAGAAAATGGTGTTAGGGATAGATTGCAACTAGTTGGTAGCTCCGAGTGGACGGGTTCTACTTATCCGTTCAATAACTTGGTTAACCAAGCGCCCGCGTCAGCTCCTGCTGCAGCAGTGGGAGCAGGGCCAGGTCAATCAGTTGCTGGTGGTGTTCTCGCTGGTGCTGTTATTGATGTTGATGAATCACAAGCCAGAGTTGAATCTTACACCCCTCAAATTATGTTAGAAGATCTTGATGCTTCTGTAGAGACTCACAGTCACTTCTTGACAACACAAGCTGTTACTGATATCAATACTGATTTCTCTTATGGTAACGTTTCTGGTGTTGGTAGTGCTAGAAGAGGACTGGGCAATGCTGGTACTACTATCAACATTGGATTCACACAATCAGATGTAGATGTAGCACTAAATAGTGGTACGTTCACTTTGAATGAATCGTTTAAGAAACCTATTCCAAACGTCACATTCAAACCGAACAAAAAAGTTCCACTAGTCGAAAACTTCCACAAAGTTAAGTATATTATCAAAGCATATTAATTATGGGATTAGCACCGTATCGTCCTCTTGAGTTGATGAGGAATAAGGCAGCGACGAGATCTGACTTTCAAGATTTCATTGGTGTCTGGGAAGGATTTGTACCCAAACCTTTCTGTGAAGAAATGATTAAGTATGGAAATGATGTTCTGGATGAAAATACTGCTGCATTAGCAGTAGGTACTCCACAAAGTTTGTATGGCGTTTCCGATGGTGGATCGCAGTACAAAGGCAAGGGCAACAGACATGATGCATCATTTATGGTGAACTATCATGCTTCTGATAGATCAGCACAGATCAATCAATTCCTGAAGTCATGTATGATGCATTACATGGATGAGTTTGACCAGTTGAAAGGAATGACAATGGTATCTACTGATATCAAATTTCAAAGAACACCATCTGGTGGTGGTTATCACCTGTGGCATTATGAAAATGCATCACACGAATACTCTCAACGTGAAGTTACGTGGATGATCTACTTGAATGATATTGAAGAGGGTGGAGAGACCGAGTTCAGATTCCAGAAAAGAAGAATTAGACCAACCCAAGGAACAGTTGTATTATTCCCAGCATGCATGACTCATGTCCATAAGGGCAACATGGTTATGGGCGAAGACAATAAATACATTGTAACTGGATGGTATATTAAAACCCCATCGCCACTCACCCATTAATACCCATGGCAGAAGAAAAATTCGTAAGAAGAGCAATCTACGAAATGGATTTCATCTCCAACTTCGTTGTAGAGACTGGTATTAATGTTACCAACAAACTTACGGGACAAGTGGGTGCTCCCTCTTACAAACTCAAACCAGATCTGGTAGAGAGATTCAAGACGGAAGTTCTTGGTGAGAAGTGGCATACTGAAACTGACACTATCGAGTACATCGTCCTCTATAATGATGGTACAGCAAATGTACAGAGAAGAAAGCAGAAGTATAACTTCGCCACAAAAGAGAGTTACTTCCAATCTTATGTGTTTAAAGCATTCACAGTAGATGATGTTGTCGAGCTAAAGAATAATCTTGAGGCATTCCTAGAGGCACAAAGAATTGTTAATCAATTCCAGATTAATGATAAGATTACTTCCATCTCTCAAGAGCATGCTTTCTGGGATTCTACTCTATCAAAGAGAATCGCTGAAAAGCAAAACATGCTAAATGCAACTGATTGGCGTGTATTGCCTGATGTCACTGACAACTATCCTGGAGAGAAAGACAACTGGATCAAATGGAGAGCAAACGTTAGAAACTCTGGTAAAGAATACTTTTCTTGGGATTCTATTCAAGCAATGGGTATGGAAAACTTTGACATTGAGTGGTTTAAGGGTATTGATGAAATCAAGTGGCCAATGGATCCAAAGATGTTCGCCACGCAGTTTCCAGATAGAGTCAACGATGATAAGAGTTTGACTGGATATCTAGACACAGATGATTGCTTTGTGAAGAGAGACACTGATGCATCAACAGACTTGATCTTGAGTAGAATCACTAACATCAGTGAACTATCTGCTAAATGGAATAAGTCACGACGTGTTGTTGCTGATCTGACCAAAGAAATCATGCAGATGATGAGATGTGAGGAGTTTGTTGAAAACGGTATCGATTACACTACATTATACACACAGGAAGAGATAGATGCTTTGGGAGAAGAGTGACATTATACCTAATGAAATCATTGATTACATTGGTAAAGATTGGAGTGAAGAGTGGTTCCACAGTGGAAACAATACTAACCCAGAAAAGATAAAAAAGAATATGCAGATGGACGAGAACAATATCTGGTTAAACTATTGTTCTGCGGTAAAACCATATATCATGAAAAGTAAAATCCTGAACAATATATTTCTCGCCACTAAACACTCTGTGCCTCTATTCTCTTGGTATAAAGAGGGAGATGAGTATGGATACCACAATGATAACTATCCTATCAGGAAGTTATATCCGAACTTAAACTATACTGTCTATCTTAATGATGACTTTGAAGG